ATTTTCATTTTGGTAATATATTATACAATCAAGCAACAGATCAATTTAAGTTTATAGATCCAAGAGGAGAATATGGAGATTGCACAAATACTCTTGGAGATAATATTTATGATTGGGCTAAACTAGCTCATGATTTATATTTTGGATATTCATCAATTGTTGCTAATGTTGAACAAAATTTAATGGTAAAAGAAATCTTTTTAAACAAACTCAATGAATATAATTTACCTACAGAGGATATCCTTAAGGGTGGATTATTATTAATAGCAACATGTATTCCATTACATTATGATGATGAGAATAGACAACAAAGAATGATAACAAAGGTAATGGAGGAATTATGATTACATATGGATCAATTGTACCACTGATAGGTGGAGAAAGTTTAGGTATTGCTTCGGCATTAGATGGTCAGCATCCAGAGTGGGTATTATCCTATTCTGATTTTGAAGCTAACGATGAGCACTATTTAAATTATTTAGGTAAAAAAGGATGGAAAGGAGATTATGTAAAGCTTGATGAAAATCCAAAATATAAAGCTAAAAAGGTGGATGTAGTAAATACAGTTTGTCCTTGTGCAGGATTATCCTCATTAAGCCCAGCATCATCAGGAACGAATCCTACCAACAATTGGATGTATGAGTCAGCAGAATATGTATTAGGTAATATTAAACCTAAAGTGTTTTGGGGAGAGAATGCGCCAAGACTTGCTCAAAGTACTGGAGTTCCTGTTGTTAAAAAATTAAGAGAGATTGGTAAGAAACATGGTTATGTACTTTCCATATATAAAACTAAATCAAAGGTTCAAGGATATTCACAAATAAGAGATAGAACATTCTATTTCTTTTGGCAAGGAAATAAAGCGCCGTTGTTTGATTACATTCATAGACCACATCAAAGAATTGAAGACTTACTCATATCAGTTAAAAATAAAAAAGGCGATCCAATGTCTGAATGTTATAATAAAAATATACCATCCGAAGATACAGTTTATGGATGGATATTACAACAACACGGAATGACTCATAAAGAGTTTATAGAAAACCTAGAGCAATCAAATATTAATCTTTTTTCCATTTTAGACACTATGGGAGATACTAAGTTTGAAGCATGGGATAATATTATAGCTGACTTAGAAAAAAGAGACGATGCTGGTGCTGTAAGATGGCATCGAGTATTAAAAAGAATGGCCGATAAAGAGAAAGCAGGTGGCAATACAATGCGTAGAACAATTGTTTTACCTAAAGATTATATTGGAGCTTTTGTTGGTCATCTACCTGGTTGCCTATTACATCCAGTTGAAGATAGATTCTTAACCTATAGAGAAATGTTAAGTATCATGTATTTACCTGAAGACTTTGAGTTATTAAATCCAAAGAGACAAGTAAATCATATATGTCAAAATGTTCCAGTAAAAACCGCAAGAGATATGATGGAACAAATTAAACTTTATTTTGATAACAAACTAGACTTAATAGAAACAGACTATCTATTACAAGATAACAAAAGAAAAGTATACGAATATGAAAAAAATGGTTTACAACTTGATGAATTTATGGTATAATAGATCTAATGAATATAAAAAACGGAGTAATATATGCCAAGTATTGATTTAAGGCCAAGGCCAAATCGAAACCCGCGAGATAAAAGACCTCAAAAGGAAATGCCCTTTGATGTTGGTCTTCGCAAATTTAAAAAAGCCTGTGAAAAAGCAGGTATTGTACAAGAAGTACGTGAACGCCAGTACTATGAAAAGCCAGCTCAACGTAAACAACGTAAAAAAGCTGAAGCGATTTCAAGAACTCGTAAATTACAAAGAATGCAAGATGCATTCATAAAGCCATCAAAGGCAAGGAGAAGATAATATGTCTATAATGGATAAATTAAAAAAGAATAGTAAAATAAAAGATACATCAGTTTTATCTGACTCAATTTTATTTGCTGAAAAGGATATAACAGTTACTGATGTGCCAATGATTAACGTTGCGCTATCTGGTGATATTGATGGAGGACTTACATCAGGACTTACAGTTCTTGCAGGACCATCTAAACATTTTAAAACATCATTTGCTTTATTGATGGGTGCAGCTTATCTTAAGCAACATGAAGATGCAGTCATGTTATTTTATGATTCAGAGTTTGGTTCACCCCAATCTTATTTTGAATCATTTGGAATAGATCCTAAAAGGGTGTTACACACTCCAATGCAGAATGTTGAACAACTTAAGTTTGATTTAGTGGGCCAATTAGAAAACATTGAAAGAGGCGATAAGGTAATTATTATTATCGATTCTATTGGTAACCTTGCCTCTAAAAAAGAGTTGGAAGACGCTCTTAATGAAAAGTCAGTTGCTGACATGTCAAGAGCGAAAGCATTAAAGGGATTGTTCAGAATGGTCACTCCTTATCTTACTATGAAGAATGTCCCTTTACTTGCCGTGAATCATACTTATCAAGAGATTGGATTATTTCCTAAATCAATTGTTTCTGGTGGTACAGGTATTTATTACTCATCAGATAATATATGGATTATCGGTAGAAGGCAAGATAAAAAAGGCACAGAGATTCAAGGTTATCACTTTGTAATCAATGTAGAAAAATCGAGGTTTGTAAAAGAAAAATCTAAAGTACCTATTAGTGTAACATGGGAAGGTGGTATTGCTCAATACTCAGGATTGCTCGATGTTGCAATGGCAGGTGGTTATGTAGTTAAACCAAATGTTGGTTGGTATGCTCCAGTTGATATGAAGACTGGCGAAATACTAGAGCCTAAAGTAAGAGAAAAAGATACTCTACAGAAAAAGTTCTGGACACCAATATTTGAAAATACAGACTTTAAAGAGTTTGTCAAAACATACTATTCAATTGGACATAGACCAATGATTGATATCGACCTTGATATCGAAGTGGAAGAGTAATGTATAATATATCTGAAAAGGACTATTCAATTGTAGAAAATGAGAATAGTCCATTAAGTGGCGTACTTCTTAAAACTGGTACATGGAAAGATGTAATTGTAGTTTATGGTCAGGTTGGTATCAAAGAAGATCCTAACTTAGATATGGCTACACTTAGTTTTAACTATACAGTACAAGATCCAGGAGAGTTTAGTGTAGATGAACTTGATAAAGATGAATCATTTAAAAATTATCTTGGAGCCATATTACAATATATAATAACAGATTCTTTAGAATACGCTGAAGAAAATAATTTATCAACAATAGGAATTGCTAATGACGAATCAACTACCGACACATATACTGAATCATCTTCTTAATAACGAAGAGTTTTGTAGACGTGTCGTACCTTATCTCAAGAATGAGTATTTCGAAGGTACGCATAAAACGGTATTCGATCTTATTGTAAACTTTGTAAGTAAACATAATAAACTACCAACATCCAAAATCTTAGAGCTTGAGCTTAAAAAAATCAATGCTCCCGAAGATGTTTTAAATAACGCATCAAGGTTGGTAAGTGAAATAGCCGATAAGTCTGATATTGATACTGAATATCTACTTGATGAATCAGAAAAATGGTGTAAAGAGAGAGCAGTCTATAATGCTATCATGGATTCAATCCAAATCATTGATGGTAAAGACAAAGAACGAAGTGAAGGTGCTATACCTGAAATACTTTCAAAAGCTCTTGGTGTTTCATTTGATGAAGCAATCGGCCATGATTATATTGATAACTCAGATGAAAGGTTTGAATTTTATAATAGAAAAGAAGATCGAATTCCATTTGATTTAGATTATTTTAATAAAATAACAAAGGGTGGTCTACCTAATAAGACACTTAATATTGCCTTAGCCGGAACCGGCGTAGGTAAGTCATTGTTCATGTGCCACTGTGCAGCATCAGTTTTACAGCAAGGCAAAAATGTATTATACATTACAATGGAAATGGCAGAAGAACGTATCGCTGAAAGGGTCGATGCAAACTTAATGAATTTACCAATTGAATCACTTGGATCTATTTCTAAAAATGTATTTGATGATAAGATTGGAAAGATAGCGAAAGCCGCTACAGGTAAACTTATTGTTAAGGAATATCCTACTGGCTCAGCTCACACTGGTCATTTTCGGGCACTACTTAATGAGCTACGTCTCAAAAAGAACTTTAGTCCCGATATGATCTATATTGATTATTTAAATATTTGTGCATCTTCGCGTATGCGAGGGATGGGCGGAAGTATAAATAGTTATACCTATATTAAAGCCATCGCGGAAGAACTTCGCGGTTTGGCTGTGGAATTCAATGTTCCAATAGTATCGGCAACTCAGACCACGAGGTCTGGTTTCAGTAATACTGATGTCGGTCTAGAGGATACGTCGGAATCATTTGGTTTACCAGCTACGGCAGATCTTATGTTTGCTCTTATATCAACAGAGGAACTTGAGGAACTTGGCCAATTAATGGTAAAGCAATTGAAAAATCGTTATAACGATCCAACCAAATATAAGAGATTTGTAGTTGGTGTAGATCGTTCCCGCATGAAGCTATATGATGTAGAGGAGTCGGCTCAATCAGATATTATGTCTGACATGATACCAGATAAGCCGATAAACAAGTTTGGTGAACGAGAAAGTAATGACTCGTTTGCTGACTTTAAAGTATAAAGGAGAAATATATGAATATGTTAAATAACGCAAAAGCATGGTTAATGGAGAGATGGGCAGAACGCACATCTTGGGACGGTGGCATGATCATCGGACTATCATTATCCTACCTACTATTAGGTGGCTTAGTTGACTTAGTAGCTTGGGTAGCCCTTGCTTATGGTGTTTACACTTTTATTGCAAAAGAAGTATAATAACCTTTAATTATGACAATTCGTGGGGGAGTTTCATACTCCCCTTTTTATACTATGAAAAAAGTGACATTATTTTCACAAAAGCTATTTACATTTGCTAAAAAACGTGGTATAATAGTACTATAAGATAAATTGATAAGGAGATAAAATGTCAAATTTACAAAATGAAATGGTCAAAGAGCAAATCTTGGCTGATGTGTTAGAAATGAATACTGGAAGTATTCTAAGAGAGCTTGATGGTGGTAAAACGCTACCAGGTATGTGTGAATCTTTCGATATGAGAGTTGCTATGACTGACAGAGATGTTGTAGTTAACAGACTTGTTGAGAAAAGATTCGAAGAAATGGAGGTGCTACATGGTTAATGGATTAATTGGTACTCATCTCGCTACAGGGCAACCTGTAGAGATTGAATTGGATCTCGTTGAATTGGCTCTTGCTAAATCAACACAAGATCAGGATTGGAATCAACTTAATGATTCAATTAAATTTAAAAATGGTTTTGGTATTATAGGCGAAGTACAACTTGATTTCATTATAGAAAATGGAACCAGGAGGGTATTTCACTAATGAAAAGCACTAATATAATCATTAATCGAAACAGAGGATCGCAAAATTATATAAAAACGCTTCACGCTAAATGTGCAGGAGATATGCTTGAATTGGAAACAATTCGTAACGTAGTTAAAGCTATTAATAGTGAAAATTGTCATACTGAAAAGTGGACAAATTATAGATTTGAAAATGGCTATTCTGTAACACAACCAACAAAGTTACCTAGATACTATGTCAAATGTCAAGGGCGTGGTCCTAGAACAAAATATGCAAGAGCTGAAGGAAGACATCCTAGAGCATATGACAGATCGATACCTTTATCAATAGCGGAGAAAATGGATGTATATGTATACAAAAGATGATGTTTCATTTAAAGTAATTGCAACCCAAGATAAAGAAGTCAAAGCTGATTATATTTTTGATCAGCTTAAAGACGCAATTATATTTGAAGAGCAAATGCGAAAAAAAGGTTTTGATACACACGTAGAAAGAATACTTCTTTAATGGAAGTCTATATCATAATATTAATTTGTATACTCGGTGCAGGGTATCAAGCATTTCAAATTGGCATACGTGAAGGTGCTGAAAGAACTATTCGAAAACTTCATGAAAAGAAAATTATTAGCGTAGACAAGGGCGGAGAAATTTCGCCTAATCCCTTCTATAAAAAACCTTAAGTTTACTATTATTATAAATAGCTATTTACATTTACTTAAAAGTAAGGTATAATAGTTCTATGAAAAACTTTAAAGATTTTAAATTAATAACAGAAGCAGTAGCGTTAACTCCTACTAATTTAGATGCTAATAATTCTAAAACTGGTAGACCAAGAATTGATATCCTTAGGGATTTAATTGTACAAAAGAAACCATTAGAATTAGCCAAGGGTGGATTTATAATTGTAACCGATATTGAAACTTCATTAATTCACATAGCTAATTTTAAAAAAAATCCATTACACTATGGTAGAAAAGGATTTCCATTAGAAACAGAAAATGGAACCTATATGTCAAACCAACTTGCAAAATCGGACGTGTTTGGTGGAGGTGGTGGCGGTGCTGGCTCTGGTGAAAAAGAGACAAGAAGAAATGAAGCCCACAATGCAGTTATGTTACACGCAATGCTAGAGCATGGATATAATCAACCATTAGAATTTTTTACAAATAGTATATTAAAAAATGCTTATAGGAATGCAAAGCTAGATGCTAAATGGGACGAATTGTCTGATATGCCAGATGATTGGATGTTATCATCATATAATATTTCAAAAGAATTAATTAAAAGAGGATATGTTAAAAAGGGAATGACCATACATCGTGGTAGTGCAGAGATGATACGTATATATGCTAAAAAGAATGAAGCATATAAGAATATGAAATTAACTAATCTTAAAGATGATAAATGGAATCCTGGAGATGTATGGGCAATAGATAAAGGATTTAATATTGAAGATTTGGATAACTCAAATATAGCAGCATTAAATGGATCGATCTTACAAAACTATTTAGATCGAAGATTAGTTGGTATATCGCTTAAAGGTCCAATGAAAAAAGATGTTCCGATTAAGGAATTTAATATTGATAAATCGTTAATTAAATCATATAAGTACTTAGGCTTTGAATTAGAAACAAAAGGTGGAAGCTATTGGTCAGCCAAAAACGGGTCTCTAAAATTTGATTCTGGTGTTTTAATGTTTAAAGATAATAAACAATTTGGAAATATAAAAGCAGAAATAAAAGGAAAGAAAGCAAGAGGCGGTGGATTATCTTGGGGAATTATGAATAATTACTTACTTAGAAATGGTAGAAGATATGGATTAAAACCACATGCTGCGTATATTGTAAAACAGGCTAAGAAAATGGCAAAAGGCGATGACAGAGCACTAAAAGAGTATTATACATATTTTAATTATTTTTATAATAATGTAGGATATAATGAATTTAAAAAAGAGTTATCGAAAAAAGATGGACAATGGATATCATCCAAGTTTGCTATTACAATGATAGCATATCAATTAGAAAAGCTTGGTGGTAGAAAATTAAATGATACAATAACTAATTTTGTAAACTATGCTGGTTCTGAATTAACAGAATCAAGTGCATACGTAAAAGCAGGAAAATAATGAAATCACTAACTAATTACTTAACAGAAGCCGCTGGCAAGAATACTCATATGACTCACATTGAGGATCTTGTAATAGACGGAGGAGTTAAGGGAGCTCGCCAAGCTATCCTAGCGCTAAGATCATTGAGGGATATGTTGAGCGGTAACACCAAAGCACCTGTAGATGTTACTGTCAAATGGGACGGAGCTCCCGCCTTATTCGCTGGAGAGGATCCAAGAGATGGACAATTCTTTGTAGCCAAAAAAGGTATCTTTAATGCTGATCCTAAAGTATATAAGAGCCATGCCGACATTGATGCTGATACATCAGGCGATTTAAATAAAAAACTCAAATTAGCATTTGATAACCTAAAGGGTCTTGGCATTAAAGATGTAATTCAAGGCGACTTTATGTTTGATCAAAGTGATTTAAAAACAGAGACAATTGGCGGAGTTAAACATATTACTTTCCATCCTAATACTATTCTTTATGCTATACCTACAGGCACACCTTTAGCAAAACAAATAGCAAAAGCAAAGGTTGGCATAGTATGGCATACATCATATAGTGGTGGAACATTTGAAACAATGAGAGCCGAGTTTGGTAAAGACATTACATCTAAACTTAAATCATCTACAAATGTATGGCAAGTCGATGCTACTCTTAAAGATTTAAGTGGTACAGCAACCTTAACACAAAAAGATAGTTTAGAAGTATCTAAAAAACTTTCAGATGCTGGTAAGATATTTAAAAAGATATCATCTTCTACATTAAAGGAAATTGAATCTAATAAAGAATTGAATTTAATTATTAATGTATATAATAATCGTATGGTACGAGAAGGCCAAAGAATTACGAATACAAAGAAACATGCGACTGGTTTAATTATGTTTGTTAAAGACAGATATGCTAAACAAATCGACAAGCGAACATCGCAAAAGGGAAAAGATATACAAATATCTAAAAGAGATGAATTATTAAAGTTTTTTGATAAAAAGAACTTAAAAAACTTAACAAATGTGTTTGATTTGCAAAATTTAATTGTAGATAGCAAATTAATTATTATAAATAAACTAAACAAACTAAGTAAAATTGGTACGTTTGTAAAAACAACGTCCGGATTTAAAGTAACCAACCCAGAAGGTTTTGTTGCTATAGATCGAATGGAAGGTGGTGCTGTTAAATTGGTTGACCGATTAGAATTTTCAACTAATAACTTCAGCAAAGATATTATTAAGGGCTGGGATAATCCAGGCTAAATGGGAACCGAGGATATAAATGTCGATAAAATCATTCAGTGATTATTTAACTGAAAACACTAAAGAAGTATCATTCGTATTTGGAAGATTTAATCCTCCAACGATTGGTCATGAAAAACTATTTGATGCATTAAAGAAACAATCACGTGGTGGCTCATATCGTATATACGCATCTAAATCAGTAGATGCAAAGAAGAATCCTCTTCAGCCAAAAGACAAAATTAAATTTATTCGTAAAATGTTTCCTAAACATGCACGGAATATTATGGCCGATAGTGACGTTCGTACAGTACTGGATATTGCAGTCAAACTTTACGACCAAGGGTTCACTAAGGTTACTATGGTAGCAGGATCAGACAGAGTAAGAGAATTTGATATACTCTTAAACAAATATAATGGTCAAAAAGCTAAACATGGGTTTTATAATTTCGAAGGTGCGATAAATGTAGTAAGCGCAGGAGATAGAGATCCAGATGCCGAAGGCGCAACTGGTATGTCTGCATCAAAAATGCGTATGTCCGCTCAACAAAATGATCTAGCTGGTTTTGCCAAAGGAGTTCCAGCTAGGTTTCATCCAACAGATCTTTTTAATGCTGTGCGTAAAGGTATGGGATTAAAACTAGAAAATACTTTTAGACAACATGTTGAATTACCAATAGTATCTGAAACAAGAGAAGAATATGTTGGCGGTGGATTATTTGAGGAAGGAGATATTGTAAATATAAAAGATTCATCAACAATAGGAAAAATTATTGTTTGTGGTACTAATTATGTTATAGTAGAATCAGAATTAGGAAAGAAAAGATATTGGCTAGATGCTGTTGAGTTAGTTGAATATAACGAAGTAGGAACTCCTGAATATACAAAATATTTACTTAAAAAT